ATGAATCAAGAAGAAATCCTTAGTTTGCTTACAGAGAAATTTCCTCAACTAACTGAAGCGCACCTAACTCCATTGGCTAGTTCCTTAGCGGCACAAAAGCCAGATAATCATCAGGGGCAGGCGTTGATAGCGAAGCTTACGCTAGATCAGATAAAAGATTTTGTTCCTGCGGAGGCCTTTACTACAGAAACGGTTGCCAACACAGAGGGGATGGGACTTGCTCCCTCCTTGGAGCGACTTATTCAAGAACGTGTAAAGAGTGTGGTACAGTCGCTTGAGCAGCGCTTAAACAAGTTCGAAACGGCACAGAGTCAACAACAGCGTTACAGCCAGCTTCAAGAGGTGCTTAGTAGTTGCGAAGACCATAACTTTCGCGATCAGAGTCTCAAGGACTTTAGGCGTATGCAGTTTGCCTCTCAGGATGATTTTTCTCAGTATTTACAACAAAAGCAACAAGATGTACAACAGGCTAATCAGTTTTTGTCCAATCGCAATCTCTCTTTACAACATCCTCCTTACTACACTCAAGAATCTCCTCAGGGTACTGTGTCCTCCTCAGTGGCGACTTTTATCCAACTACAACAGGGAGAAAACCAACCGTTTAAAGGAAAACAAATATAATGACGAATGACAAGTGACGAATGACAAATTTGTTAAGACGCAATAAATTGCGTCTCTACGATTAGGAATTATCTTAGCCAGCGCATGTGTAGAGGTGCCATTTATTGCGTCTTAGACAGTTAGTCAATAACATTTTAATCATTGATTTATATCATTAACAATTAATAATAAACAATTAAAAATGATTCATATTACACCAGCGGTTCCTACCTCGGGACTATTTATGCACACCTTGGCCGACCTAACAGGCGGCGTAACAATCTCCTCAGAACACTTAGGCGGGGCTTACCTATATGCAGGTACGCCCATTGGTAAGGGCAGTGATGGCTGCTATGAGGTGGAGAAAATTGCCCTTACCCTATATGTAACTCCTGTATCGTCCAAGGAGCTGAAAGTAGCCAAAGGACATCATTTCCTTGCGGGCGACTACATAGCGGCGGATATGGCTGATGGACAGAAAATAGCTTCTGTCAACAAACAAAATGCTGAATATGATATTCTTACCTTAGAGCAGTCTTTTGCGGTGGAGATTCCTAAGGATGCTCCTTTGTTTGCCACGGAAGGTAATAACAAAGTTCCTAAAGTATCGCCTGTTGCCTTGGTTGCCCATACGGCTCTTGTTCCCCATGGGGGTGATTTGTATTGTGGAGCATGGCTTATCTGTGTGGTCAAGGAAGAACGCTCCCAACCCATAGCCAAGACACTTAGGGAACAACTTAGGCTTATAAGCTTTATTTAGTGACTAATGACAAATGACCAGTGACTCAAAAGTAAAAACTCAAAATTCAAAACTAACATGATAAATTCTTCTCTTATGGTGGGTCTGAATCAGGCTGACTTGCAAGCTGTTGTAAATAGTTACAACCTTGAACAATATTATTACCCAACCTTGTTTCCGCTAAGGGAGACTTCTACACTTTCTTGGCGTATGCTTGAGGCACAAGCAGGGCTAAAGGTGGCGGCCGATATAGTAGCCCGTGGGGCATCGGTACCTGCAAAAGTGCGTAAGAACCTAGCCAAACTCCAAGGGGATATTCCTAAACTCTCCATCATGCGAGAGAAAAACGAAGATGAACTTACCGAGTATGACCTCATGGTGGCTACTGCAGGGCAAAACCCTGATATGCTTTCCTTGGTACAGTTCTGGGCAGATGATACTAAATACTGTTGGCATGGGATAGCTGCCCGTGCTGAATGGATTGCATTACAACAAATCTCCTTGGGGAAATTTTCCCTAGATCCGGAGAACAACTTTTCGGTAGTTAGCCAATATGAGATGGACTACCAAATTCCTAAGGAGCAGAAGGTAGGGGTAGAGGCTTCTTATAATGGCACGGCGGGCAGGCCCCTATCTAAGGACTTTCCTAGAGCCATACGATTGGGACAACAAAGACATGGGGTGAGCTACAAGTATGCCTTCATGAATGTGGATACCTTCCTCAAGTTTGCCTCCCAAGAGGAGGTAGGTAAGCGTTGTATGCCTTATGCTATAGGTACTTCCCCAGCCGATGCGCCCGACCTTAGTACGGTGAATGCTTATTTGGCAAAACATGCCGAGACCTATCGCGGATTACAGATTATTGTAATAGACCAAGAAATCACCTTGCAGTTGGCCTCAGGAGAACATAAAACCCAGAATCCTTTTGCTGATGATGTGATTCTCTTTTCCGAGAGTAAGGTATTGGGTAACACTTATTGGAAAACCCCAATAGATGTGAAGATGCCGTCCTCCAGTGCTCTTAAAGCACTACATGGACATACCCTTATCAAAAAATATTCCCAAGAGTCTCCCGTAAAGGAAGTCACTGAGGGTATCGCCAACCTATTCCCTGCATGGAACTTAGCTGCCCGCTCACTACTTATGCAAGTGAATAACAATTCTTGGAATAAAAACTAGAGTGACTAGTGACCAATGACCAATGACTAGTGACCAGTGACTAATAACTAACAACTAATAACTAATAATAACTAATGACTAATCTTGAATACTTGACATTGAGCTTATCTCCTATGGGGATAGAGCCGCAGACAATAGAGTTGCTCCTGCATAAGGGGCAGCTCTCCCCAACGGGAGATCTAGAGATAGAACGCTGTGATAGGGCTATCTATCGTTATTTTTCGCTTGTGCTTGCCTCCACTTCGCAGAAGCGTGCTGAAGGCGCTTTCTCACAGAGTTGGGACTTGCAAGCCATAGAGGCTTATTACACAGCTCTATGCTACGAGTTAGGGGAGAAGAATGTACTCTTTCCCTCTCATTCACCTAAACTAAGAAGCAGAGCAGAAATATGGTGATGAGCTGATGAGCTGATGAGCTGATGAGCCGATGAGCCAATGAGCCGATGAGACAATTAGCTAATGAGTCAATGAGTCAATGAGCTGATGAGTCAATGAGTTGATGAGTCAATGAGTTGATGAGCCAATGAGTTAATCGGCAAATTGGCAAATCAGCAAATCGACAAATTGACAAATTGACAAATCGACAAATTGGCAAATTGACAAATCGACCAATTAACATGAAGTATCCTCATTATCTTTTTGTGATGACTACTTCCCAGCCACAGCAGCGGAGTGATGGTACTTGGACTGAGACAACCGTAACTCCTGTTTTTCTCTGTCGTTGTAGGGAGGAGGTCAATAGCAAGGGACAGGAAGTACCCTTGGCTAATAGCTTATATCACCATGTCCAAAAGGGCAATGCCTCGTTTCGCCGATTCGCTTCGGTTATTTACTTTCCCCAAGGGGTGGATTGCCTGCCTGTGGGAGCACAAATCTTGGTGAGTGATGACCCCGAAGGCAAAAAGGTGCGTGTGGTAGGCATCGTCCAGAAATGCGACATAGGACAATTTCATTCCCGATTGTGGATATGACAAACAACTATCTAAATACTTAAAAACGAATATGATAACTTTTGATGTAGAAACCCATTTGTATCAGCTGCTTGCCCAATATGATATCAAAAACCGCTTGGGGCTTAGTGGAGACATCTACTTAGGAAACGATCGTCCTCAGGACTCTTATAAAGAAGATATTGTTGTGCAATGCCTTGAGTGTCAGTTTCCTAAAGACAGAGAGCCTACGGTGCAGGAGCGAGCCACTACGGGGGTGGCGCAGGTTCTTATCTATGTGCCTGATGTGTATGTGTATAAGGGGGTGCAAGGCACCCAATACATCTCGGCTCGCTATCGCTTGCGATTTGTGGTTTCGGAGGTCATCACAGCTATTCGTGCCTCTTGGCAAGGACCTAAGCCACACCTGATGATCCTTAAGCAAACCCTTACCCCTCTGCCCGAAATACGCCAACATGTGGCGACAATTGTAGTGGGAATTTAAGAAAGAGAATAAGTAAAAGGTAAAAAGTAAAAATAAAGGAGAATACAGACTAAAATATTAAAACCTAATAAACCAAAAATTCTATAACTCTACAATCCTAAATGCTATATCTATGACAACCTTTAAGGAAAAATATTTTTCTTATGCACTTGAGAGTGAGCGGAAGACGGGAATTTCGGCAGTTTTTATACTTGCCCAAGCAGCCTTGGAGACAGGTTGGGGGAAGTATGCTCCAGGGAATATGTTTTTTGGAGTGAAAGCCACTAAGACAACACCCCCAGAGAAAAAGCAACTGTTAAGAACCAAGGAGGTACTGACCTGCCCAACTCCTACTAAGGAAGGACTATTTCCAGAAATCATCAGTATTACCAAGCGAGCAGACGGCAAGTATCTGTATATTGTGCGTGATTGGTTTAAGAAGTATGACAGCCCAGAAGAGTCCTTTACCGACCATGCGCTCCTGCTGAGCCAGCATCCACGTTACCAAAAAGCAATGCGTTACAAGAGTGACCCTTATCGCTTTGCCGAAGAGATAGCCGGCGCAGGTTATGCTACCGATCCACAATACGCTCACAAACTTAAAATAATTATTGATCAACTTTCTTAACCCATCATTTATGAAGTCTATATTCTTTTTTGCTTTGCTCCTGCTTTTGGGAGCTTGCAAGACCACTCACCGAGATACCCAAAATGTCATGCAAGTGCAGCAATATGATAGCCTTGCCCAGTATAGCCAACGGCAGCATATCCAGAACCTTACCCTTGACCAATGGCAAGAAGTGGAATGGGAGCTGGACAGTACTATACCACGCCCTACTGACACCTTATCTCCTGTGCCTTGTCCCTCTATACCTACTCTCCTGCAAGTGAAGCAGGGCAAGACGCACAAAATACTTATGCGTGCCCCTCATCTTTCCTTAAAGCTCAAGAAGGCTACCCAACAGACCTCCCAAGAAGAGCAGCAAACCCAAGATCAGCGGCAGGAGCAGCGCCAAGTACTACAACAGCACCATTTTCATAAGCAGGAGCGAGAGACTACCCAACAGCTTTTGTGGAAACTCTTCTGGGTCGTAGTCATAGGAGTGATGGTAACATTTATAGCGAAGAGCAATTAAGTGAATAGTGAAAAACGAAGAGTGAAAAGTGAAAAGCAAAGCCAGCGAATACTTGGAGCTGGGTATGTGGGTGAATAATGAAAAACGAAAAGTGAAGAGAGAAAAGTAAAGCCAGCGATTGTTCTCGGTTGGGTATGTGGGTGAAAAGTCATTAGTCACTGGTCACTAGTCACTAGACACTAATCACTGGTTACTGGTCATTAATAATTTGTTGTTTATCATTATTTCATTATCTTTGCCCCTATAATCATAAGCATTGGATATTTGTACTCATTGCTTTTATCTTATTGAATATGAAGTATTTATTATTTTTTGTACCCTTTTTAGGGTTTGCTCAATCCATAGATTTGAGTCTTACATTGAAGCTCAAGCAACCTTATAAATTTACAGTTGTGTCGGAAGTATCGTCCAAGCAACGTTTGGATAATTTAGATGTAGAAGCCAAGGCGGTGAGTACTACCCGTCTTAGTATTACCCCAAGCAGGGAAGAGAAGCAGATATATCCTATAACATTGCGTTATGAGGAGGCTCTTTTGCAGTTGGAAACCAATGTACAAGGCAAGCCCATGCCTTTGGAGAAGATTCCTGAATACACCAATGAAGCCGCTAAGGAGCTTTGCAATCAGCCATTCAAGGGAGAGCTGAGTGTTAAGGGAAAGATAGTAAAGTTAGACCCTGTAAAGCCCCTTATGGAACGTGCAATGAAGCAGCTAGATAAGAAGCATGCTAAGGAAAATCCTTTGACTTCCTTTGAGAAACAGCAGGTACAAGCACAGCTGGAAGCTGCTTTTGCCGAGACTACATTGCAGTCCAACCTCTCGAATGTACTCTCCGTTTTACCACGCCAAAGGGTAGCCGTGGGGGATCAGTGGGAGATTTCCTCTTTCCTCTCCAAAGAGATGAATGTAAATGTGAAAACTCAATATACCTTACAGGAAGTGACTCCAGAGAGTATTTATATTCGTGGAAAAGCTCTGATAGCAACCAATCATGAGAAAGTTATCTTGCAACAAGGGCAATATGTGTTTTTCACCATGAATGGAGCGATAGACATAGAGATATGGCTTGATCCCACTACCAAATGGATACAAAAAGCCACTGCCAAGCAGACCCTTTCAGGAGAAACAGAAGTAGAGGGCGACCTCTCTCACCAAAAAGGAAAGATAATCCCCTTTGAGAGTAAATCAGTTATAGAAGTCAGAGGGCAGAAGACAGTGGGCAGTGGTCAGTGA